TAGGACGCACACAAAAGTGTGCAAAATTCCATGGTTAGAGAAAAAGATTTTAAAAAACCACTTGAAACCTAACTAGCTTTATATTATTTAGCTAGACACTTCTGTGTGTTAAACTCCATAAGATAGGAGAACTATATACTAAGAATATAGTTTTTTGTTAAAAACTCCATTAGATAGAAGAAAGTTTCCCAAAGGAATAACTTTTTTGTTTTAAATTGTAAAATTACGGACCAGTAATTTCGTAACTATTATCATATACAAATAACGCAGGTGCTCCAATATAATAAGAGAGCGAAAAATCATCTGCAGCTGATACATAATGTTTTAAATAATTAGTACCACCATAATTTGGATCATAAACATTATCAACTTGTACTGAATGGAAGTCATAATTAGAATAATCAAATGTAGTGCCATTTTCTATATCAAAATTTCTACCATACTTAAATCTACTAGGTGAATAATAAGGTATCTCTACATTAACTGAATTTCTAACAGCTGATGAAGTCGTTGCACCACCTGATATTAAATTATCACAATAATGATATCCACCTTCAGTGGCTGTATGACCAGGAATACTATCTTTGTAATAGTATTTTTGACCCGTATTACCTAAATTTAGGAAATGAATAGGAGATCTATAAGCAGATATAATATCTCCTTTTTCATAACCCGAAATATAAGCATGACGAATACCACCACGACGACAAACATATCCTGCCGTAAAATATCCTAATAATGTCATCAGTGTTGGATTGAAATTGGTAATTGAACCTATTGTTACTTCATAATTACCATTTGTTGAGAAACCAAAATATCTAGGAAAATTACTTGTTAAATATGTAATAAGCTGTCCTTGACCAGAACCTATAGTCCCATTATTAGCTAATGGTGCATTTTCATTTACAAAGAATTGAGATCTTAGTAAAAGACTTTTAATTGAAATAATTTCTTCACCAAAATGGACTATAGATTTTCTAGAAACATCCTGTGTTTCAGAACTGGCCATAGTATCACAGCAATCGGCTTCACCTACAGTAACAGCCTTATCATTAGCTTCAGCTGGACCTTGTTCAACAATTTCACAATCACAATGTGCTCCATTGCAACATCTACTCTTAAAAAGTGTAGAGTACAATATATACAAAACATTAGACGGAACAGGAAAAACTGATAATTCACGTAACTTACTACCCAAAGGGGCTTGCAACGTGAAATTAGGACATGCTTTACAGAAAACCATAATTCTAACCTTATCAGAGGGTGTTAATTGACCAACAGATAGTTTATTCATGACTTTCATAACAATTTTCCCATTTCTATAATTATCAGGTAACGCTGTATATGTTTGAGAAGCAGAATTCCATGATGTTAATGTTCTATCATGAGGAACCTCTTTATATGTTTGAGGGGCTCCCCAAGGAATTGTCACAGTTACATTCTGTTCTTCCCCAATATTTATAACTTTAGTATAGTTTTTAGTTATCTGTGTGCCCACACCACCATCAGAAGGCTCCCATGAAAGATATATTCTCCCTGTGTGAAATCTGGAACTTAAAATCATAAATCTAAACTCTAAATCACCACACCAATATTGAAAGGGTAAAGAAGCATATGCCATACTAGTCAATGCTAATGACCATGAATTAGAAACACCATCATAAACACTTACTCCTAAATAAGGTGAAACATCACATTGAAAGATAATAGAATGTCGTGCATCTGATGCCTCATAATCGAACCATCCTAAACAAGATTCTCTACCTAATAAAGTTTCAAGTCTCATTTCGTCAACAGGAGGACAACCAGTAACACGTGGATCTACAGTAACACCCTGTTTAGCAGTAAGAGTCAATTTTTCCATTGGATCATTCATATCTGTATTTGCTTGATGTGATGTTGTATTCTGAACTATAAAATTAGGATGATTAATAACAGTTGGTTTACTAAAACCTAATAAGGATGCTAACCTTCCTGCTCCTTCCGCTATTGCACTACCAGCTAACGCATATGGTTTAATAATATTAATTGAAGACGCAGCTTTTAAAACATTACTAACTTGACTCAAAGGTTTAGAAACTGGGCCAGTTGCATATTCATCTACTTCAGCAGGTGCTTGTAAAACTATTTGAGCTGTCGGTATAGTTAATAATGGGTCTACCATATTAACAAATACATCATAGCTGATGACGGAAGTATTAGAACCTATAGCTCGCAATTCATCTAAACCAAATATATGCAAAGTCCCAAAATTTTCCAATTCAGTCAAATTAGTTAAATCTATATGATTATTAGGCCAAACAAAGGGGATCTCAAGTGTAGCTACATTACTTTCTTTTATATTAATATAAGTAACTAATTTTTGAGAACTTAATATCAAATTTTGAGTATAAAGATCACTAGTTGTGCTCAATCCAGGTCCAAACGTATGGCTATCATCAAGTTTTTCATAAGGATGAAAAACCATCATTAATCCACCATGATGTTGTGGAGTAGCATTTATACGCAATTGAATCCTTAAAGAACGAAACCGCAATCTATAAAAATTTGACAATTTATTTATAATTGTAGCATCACTTGCCCAATTTGCTAGAGCATAAGTTGAAGTGGCTAATTGTGTGCCAACTGTCCAATCACCAGATTGTATAGTAACAGTTCGTGATAAAAATTTATTAAGATCAGCTTCATCAAAAATATCTTGAGTCATAGTCTCATCTGTAGCTGTATTGATACCAGAAGACACATTTGCCTCATCACTAATAAATCCTATTATATTGGTTTGATCTACTTGATGTTGATCAGTAGTTACATTGTTTTTTATTATATCCATAATACTAGTACGTTTTGGACGACCTCTCCAGTAATTGTCAGGGCGAGTCGGGAAGTCCTTAGTCGTTCACTTTAATTTATTCGAATCCCTTATCCCATTCCAGGGCAAATGTGTAATTCCGGTTTTCTGGTAAACCGGAAGGTATAGCACCACATTATGCTATCCCAAAGAAAACCTTTTCATAAATATAAATATATTGTTATTTATAATTCATTATGCCAATTATAGCATAACAAATAAATAAATAACCATTGAATAAAATATATAATATACACTACTAATATTTTGACATCACTTGCATTTGTAGGTAACGTCATTATAAATAAATCAAATATAAAATGTAAATATATAGCTATAGTTAAATTATTAAAATATATATATGATAATTGTAAAGTACATTGCTTCATTAAAAATAAAAAATTCCATTTTAATGTGCGCTCTCTTTCATAATTAAGTGCAAACATTTCTAAAAATGAAATTAACCAAATTGAATGTGGATTATAATATTTCAGAATTTCTTCAATAAAAATACTACTTATAGCAATTATAGCATCCCTTTTATTAATATTAGGATTTAACCACTGATAAGTAATAAGAGTAGGAGTTAAATATACATTCGAACATGCTCTTGTTTGCTCAATATGATCAACTACCCTTTGAAACCTTAAATCGAAATCAACATCTTTTATTGGTATATGTTTTTGTAAACAAATAATTTCAAGCATATTGCCATAATAATAAAATTTTTGTCTACCATATAAACATAGAAAATCTAAAAATTTATCAACGTTAATTTCAATTTGTTGTAACATGGATAATTGAGATTTGGTACCAAGAGTAATCATCTTAAGCATAGAATTAAAGTTCAATGGTGAAATAATATATTTTGAGTCTAAATAATAAAATTCAACAAAAGATCGTTGTAAAAAATTGACATCACTAATATGTGAATAATCAACTATTTCATCACTTTTATCAAACATAGTATATTTTTGTCCCAAAGATTTCATGTGATATGAAATTTCAACCATTCCGAAATTGACTTCACTGCTAACTCCTGCTATATTATCATCACCATAAGTAGCTAAGTTGACATAATTTTTAAATTTCTCCACGTCATACCCACACTTAATAAAACACATACGCATCAAAAGAGAATTACATATAGAATTAATAATAACAGTGGCAGGATGACCTGAAGGAAGAGAACCTGGTAATTGACACAAATTATGATCTATCAACACTGTTGGATGACAAGTTTCAAAAATCATAGTCTTGGCAATAACCAATTGTTCAACTGTAAAATTACCACTCTTACATAACATTTTATACATAATAGTACAAGCATAAAGCAATAATTGAGCACATAATTTCTTATCAAATTTAGAATAATCGCCTGCAATTATTCTATCTGAACCAAATTTTGTTAAATAATTATATAACAAACTCCAATCAGCGGAAGATACATCTATTCCCACTAAACATTCAAATAGAATAGGCCTCATATGAATAAATCGTATTGCCATCCCATAATATTTTTTAAAAATAAATGCCCAATCTGCACTAGCACCGAAAAATGCCCGTGTTGGTTTATACTTATACACACTATAATCAAAAGGACAACCACTAAAGTCACCACAATTGACTTGTTCATCTCGTTTCTTCTTCTTGACAGGTTCATCTTTCATAAAATTAACAGATATTGGATTATAACAAGTATCATTTTTTAAGATATCCTGTATATAACCTATCCTGTCCATAACTTCTGGACTATACATGACGCCTTCTGGATAACCTTCTTCTACTTGATCAATCAAATACCTAGTTTTAGGACCCATCATAGGGAATCCCCCACTAGTATTTCTTTTAATACCTTGAACAAATAACATGCCAGGAATGCCATTAACAACTTCATAATCGGACAAAACTGAGATTTCACGAAAATCATCTTTAACACCTTTACAAATATCCTTAAAATAAGCACGTGCAGCATCTTCAAGTATATTCGTGTCAAGAGTATTTTCCATGGTAACTATATGTTCTAATGATTCTCGACGAGGATCTTTTATCCAAACATTATATAAGTAATGACCTTTCATTTTTGGTGGTTTATAAAATTCACAATCACCCATAACATCCCTTACCTCGTTAGCTATTAATGAATCATGAACAGAATCTTTTGGATGAACAGTATTAACATTTTTCAATTCACCATAAAAAATTAAAGAACCATCTGGTATATAACGCAACATATTTAACCTATGTATTTCTTCTGAAATATAAGGTTGTAATGTACTATGCTGCATAAAAACTTGTTGTGAACCTGCTCCGGGTGGTTTTGGTGTAAATAAATTCTGAAAATATTTATCAGACTCATCTAAATCCTCTAACGTTAAAGCTGCACCCCAACCAGTCCCACATTTAGTGCCTTGAATATGAAAACCTGCTATAAAACCATTTTGTTTCATACCATGACTACCCAAAATTAAAGAACAACAACAATCGTCTTGAGCATAATTATAGGTATATCCTGGTTGTTCACCAAATGATGCTAAAGGCCTAATTGTACAACTACTAATAATTATATCCCGAACAAATTCTGGATTAACAAATTTACCTTGAGTTCTATAACTTGGGGGAGCTGAACGTGGTAACAAAAATTTTCTACAATCTTTTCTCAAAGGCATTTCATTGAGCCGCATTATACAAATATCTCTTTTATCAAAATAGTATCGCTGTCTCTGAGTTACTAAACATTTAGATTTATCACATATTCTATCAAAACCATCACTATGTTTACAAATAATAATTTTGTAAATAAGTTCATGATTTGGCATGAAATGTGCTGGAATAACCCAATCATTAGAACCAATACTAAAACAAAAAGCTTTTCTTTTCCGCATCGTACTCCTATCAGTAATCATTATGTAAAATAAATTATGATCTTTCAACTGTTTAACTAACTGATCAATAATACAAGATTTACTTTGATTTGATAAAATAATCTTTTTGGTGATGACCTTGCCATCATCAAAAGGATTCTTTTTATTAGCGTCTAAGTATTCAGTACGAGTAAGCTTATTACCTTGAAGTTGGATTTGTTCTTCTTTACTACCCCAGATTTTATTAACAACTAAAAGACTTGCGGTTATAACAGTAATAGCTTTTGTAGCAATTGCAAATTTTTCTTGCATCTTCTGAGGTGTAGAAAAAGGAAACACAGTTCTAAAGAAGGCCTCATTAACTCTAGCACCTATACCACCAATATGACTGACAATTTTATCAGTGCCATAATCATACCAGCCATAAATAGCAGCAAAAGAAAAATATGCATAAATAATCCAACTATAAAAATAAAAAATTGAAAATACAGGAATTCTAAGTATTGTATCTGCATAATAATTTTTAACTTTCTCAAGATTTAAACCAATAGTAAGTAAAATACTAGCGCCGGTACCTTCAACAAAACGAACAGCACTAGAAAAAGGATCATCAAAATGATAATAATGATGGATCTCATCAGAATCATTTTGTAATTCTCTTACATCATAATTTATATTACCAATAGTTCTTTTACCCCTTCGTACTGGTTTTGGTGGTGGATTTGGAATTAAATGGGCTTTTCTATAAGCTTCTAAATCAGCATCATCCCCGTACTCAATATGATCAAGATATTCCTCTGTTGCGGCTAAAGCTTCAAAATCTACTTTATCACTATGATATGAAAATTGATTCTCACCATTAGGAAAAACTCCCTTATTAAATTCTTCCAACTGCTCATGTTGATCAATTTCTTGTTTAGGTAAAGGCTTAAGGTCACAATCATTTAAATTAATACCCATATTAACAGATTCACGCCAAATTGTACGACAATCTTCACTTGGACAAATATCAAAAGGCATTGAATGAGGACACAAAGTAACATGATTAAAAGAAGCATTCAATCTAGCTTCTGACTTATTTTTCAATTTATGTGCTTTAACTCTTGTTATAAGTACTTCAGATAATTGTGAAATTTCAATCCATTCATCATCTGTATTAACTCGCTTTCCATCAACTATATTATAAACATAGGCATCATTGGGTACTAAATATTCAACACCAGCACTATACTCGGGAATAAGATTAGCTTCCGTAAATCTAAATTCCTGAAAGTTAGGATATGTCTCTAAATGTGTTTCACAATAAGTACGTAGTTTTTTAGAATCTACTGCACCAGTTTTCACTCCACCTGGTGTAACTAACTGAAACTGTTCTTTAACTCTAACTTCAATTTTGTGTTTCATCCTTCTAAAAGTAGCTGATGGAGTTGTCATATATTCTTTGACAACCTTTATATTATTAGTTGTAATACCTATAACTTTAAATTGGGCAAATGTATTACCCTTACTTTCAAGATCAGCCATCGGCAATATATAAGGAATACTATTAACCATTTTAATCAATTCTGTAACTTCAGTAGTAGCACCAAATTGACTCCTTAGCTGGGCATAATCATCTATGGTCAATACTAATTTAGAGTTATTAGCTCCATCCCAAAAATTAGATGAAGAAACAAATGTATGAACCATATCATTCTTAAAATGGTAACCCAAACAATGCATAGTAATAGCATAAATATAGTATAATAATCCTGATTTACCAGTAGAAGGGGGACTCTCCAACACAAAAACAAATGGAGGTTCCCTAGTACCAGAATAACGTAATATATTTAAACGTTTATAATGAATTTGCCTTATTTTAGTAACATAAGACATTATAAAAGGAACATCACGTTTTAAAGTGGGATCTTTACTAATAACTTTAACTATTTCTTCGCCATGATTTAAACACTTAGTAATTTTAGCAAAATAATCAGAAGATTTAATCATACCCTCGGTATCATCATAATCTTCACATATACAATTTTCTTTCCTAATTAACTCATCACTAAGTAAGAGCCATTCAGTGTAACTACCTGATGTATGTACAAAAGCACAGGTATTACCTTTACATAAATATTGGTATGCACCATCAAAGAAATCTAAACAAAATGACATCATTGAAGTTATAAATTGAGGCGTTGTTTTAACCTTAGGTAAATTAGCATAAGATGGATCAAAGTCAAAACAATTAATATAAGATTTAAGTCCCCAATCAACTGCTAATGAAGTTGTTAAAAGAAATTGTATTAAACGAGTAAACTTCATAACTATGGGATAACATATAACTTCATGAAAACTTTCTCGAAATTTATGACAAACAGAAATTAATTCTTCAAACCAGGAAAAATCATTTTGTAAATGACGATCATTATTTTTCTCCTCAATTTCATCTATAGTAGCTTGACTAAGTGTCTCAGCATCTGGAGGAATAATGGAACTTTTAACAGTTTGAAAATAGTTTTGAAGAATCTCTGGTAATCTTTCAAGAAAATTCCATACTTTGTCTTTTAAATCTTCATACATATGAACAACATTTTTATAAAAAAGATTTTGAACTAATTCAGTAGTAATTACAATAAAATTTTTTATACTATTACAATCATATAATTTAAATAAATAAAAAACAACACTCTGCATTTTGTGTATAAAAGAGTCTATAATTTGTTGTGCACATTTAGTACCTGTAGCTTCATATAAAAAACGTAATAAATCAAATTTTGCAGTGTTATTAAAATAAAATTTTATAGTATCATATATATATATTAAATATTTATTATTATGGGGATATTCTTCATATATCATATATTTTTTAATTGTATCTATATTATATTCAGTTGGTTCTGAGGCTCCTTGAGTGTTCTTTTCTTTTACTTTCATATTTGTTATTATTTTAAAAGAGCATAAGATATATTATTAATTAAACTTCCATTATCAATATCAAAATAAATATATATAAATTAATTTATGTAACGGCGAACCAAAAACCTCTATATTAAGGTCCTCCTAATGGAAAACAGGGTCTACTTTTGTAACAGCGAAAAGGATATGACAGCACCTGATAACTAGAATTATAAAAATGGTTACACATAAAGAGCTATTACTTCTCTTATACATGGGCATTAATTATTCAGGAATATAGGATATAGTCGTGCGTAAGTAACTTTCCGAGCCACATTAAGTCGAACAGTAATATAGTATATAAATATTTAAATATATAAAAAGATGATAAAGAAATAACTTAAAATTTAAAATTTTTACCCAATCTCTAAGCTCAGACTAAAAATTATTAAAAGATTTAGGGTAACAATAAGCGATAAAATATATACAATGGAACATTAAAAGAAAAAAGAGTATTAAAAGATATGTCCAACAGCTTGCTAACTATTGGAATGAGTCCGGTCGCTCGCTTAAACGACCGGGTTGCATAAATGTCGGTAACATTAAAACGATCCTGTACTACCCGAATATAGCCAGGTGAATTTCTTGGGCGAGAAATGTTTATTATGAATTTATTGAAAGACTATACAATAAGAATAAAATTCATAATAAATAAAATGGAGGAAGAGAAGTCGTTTAAAATAAAACTTATTTTAGCGCTATGTTATGTCTAAGCGGAAACATAACATATAAAAATGGATTTGCTATAAATTTTTGACGTTGATTAATATTCAGCATAAATATTAATTTGTTAAGGAAAAAGAGCGTAATTCATCTATAAAGAACGAAAATTGCTAACGTATTAACATAATCGTAGTTGTTGTAGAACACAATACGCCTTGTGTGGTACCTTGGAATTATCGGAATAAATGCAAGGAAATACCAAACGGAGTGGGGGGGATTACCC